GCGGCTAAGGTAGCTTGCACGCCTAGCGATGCAGAACCCCGAAATTGTCGCCAGGATGCGCGCCGGGATGGAAGCGAAAAACCCATGGCCGGCGCGGCTGGATGAACTGCGGCAATTGGTCGCGTCTGGCGCTTCGCTGTCTGCCATCGCGCGGCGGTTTGGGTGCAACCGGAAAACGTTAAAATTCCGATGCGAACAATATGGAATTGACGCCAAAAGTGTGCGCAATTTCCAGATGGCGGCTGGCGAAGAGGTTTTGCGGGAAATCTATTACCGCGCGGACCTGGGCAGCGCCGATTTGATTGCACAATACAGAGTAGCCCGGCCCAAGGCGACACTTGACGCGCTGCATCAGCACGCGCGGCGACTTGGGCTGCGGCGTCCAGATGATCGTCAGCAAGTCGGCGCTATGGCTGGTTGTAATGGGCGCGTTGTGGCGATGGCATTGCAGCGCACCGCTATGGCAGCACAGGTGCAGGGGTGGCTAGATGACGGCTTGCTCTGCCAGCACATTGTAAACACGCGCGGGGTATCGCATGAGCGACTGCGCCGGATGCAGCGCGAGGGGTTAATTACAATCCCGCCACGCCCGAAAGCCGCGCCGTATGTGCGACCGTCGCGAGCTAAGGCGGTGGTTGCGGTTGCACCGTTGCACAGTCCCGCGCCTCCCAGGTTTGTGCCCATACCAGTGCCCACGCCTGTCGTTCATACCCCACTGCCCGAGCCAGTGGAGGTCATTTCATTCCCGGCGCCATCATTGAACGGCAAAATCTATGCGGGGTTCAATGCGATCCGCCAATGGGCGCAGCGGGCGGGGTTTGATTACGACGGGTCCAACATGGAGCGGGTCAACCGTGTTCGGGCTGCGGCGAATTTGCCGTTGCTGGTGCAGGACGAGGCAACATGAACGACGTTGAAAAACAAGCCGCCTACGAAGCCAAGCGCCGCGGCAGCGTGCCGCCCACAACGCACGCGACGGTCGAATACAGAGTCACCTTCCGCGATGGCACCGAGAAAATCGAGCGGGTCATCGGGTTGTCGGAGATCGTTGCGTATTGGCCTGACGCTGTTCAAATAACCAGATGCGATTGGGGAGGGTTTTACTGATGCAACCGGACTATTCGGACTTTCTCGCCAAGAAGGCGCCGATTGCACACGCCGTCGGCATTGAGCCCGACCCGATGCCGGATCATTTGTTTGACTTCCAGGCCGATTGCGTGCGGTTCGCTCTGCGCCAAGGCCGGGCGGCGATGTTCCTGGATACCGGCCTTGGCAAGACGCGCATCCAGCTTGAATGGTGCAAGCAAACCGCCGCCGCGTCGAACGGGCGGGCGCTGTTGCTGACGCCTCTTGCCGTGGCTAGGCAGATCGAGCGCGAGGGGCTGGCGCTGGGCTACAACGTCCGCGTGATCCGGTCGCAGGACGAAGCACGCGACGGTATCAACATTTGCAACTATGACAGGCTCGCCGCGCTGGATACGATCCAGTTTGGCGCTGTCAGCCTGGACGAAAGCTCAATCCTCAAGAGCTTCATGGGCGCCACCACGCGCGCCCTGATCGCGTCATTCGCCGATCATCGTTTTCGGCTTTGCGCCACAGCCACGCCCGCGCCGAACGATCACATGGAGTTGGGCACGCACTCCGAGTTCCTCGGGGCGATGCAAAATGCCGAGATGCTGTCCCGGTGGTTCATCAATGACACCGCGGCGGCCAGCCAACATTGGCGCGTCAAAGGCCATGCTGTTGAGCCGTTCTGGGATTGGGTGGCATCGTGGTCACGATGTGCGGAAACGCCCGCCGATCTTGGCTATGATGCATCGCGCTTCGCACTGCCGCCGATGAACGTGATCCGACACAAGGCCATCGGGGAAGCGAAGCCGATGGACGGCGCGTTGTTCATCCAAGAGTTGAGCGCCACCAACATCCACGACGTAAAGCGCCAGACTGCCGAAGCCCGCGCCGACGCGGTGGCTGCGCTGGTTCATGCCGATCCTGATGAGCCGTGGCTTATCTGGGTGGATACCGATTACGAGGCGGACGCGGTTCGCAAGCGGATAGCCTCTGTGGTTGAGGTTCGAGGCAGCCATTCCCCGGAGATTAAAGAGGCGCGGCTGCTTGGGTTTGCGTCCGGCGAAGTGAAACACTTACTGACAAAATCCGGCATCGCCGGGATGGGCATGAACTACCAGCACTGCGCCCGGATGGTCTTCGTGGGCCGCAGTTTTAGCTACGAGGCTTGGTATCAAGCTGTGCGGCGTTGCTGGCGGTTCGGCCAGACCCGCCCTGTTGACGTGCACATCATCGTGGCTGAGGGCGAAGAACAGATCGGCCGAGTGATCGACCGCAAGGCCGCCGATCACAACACGATGCGCAGGGCGATGGCGTCGGCCATGGCGCGCGCCCGAGAGACAACGGCTGAAACCAAAGTCCCATACATCCCGACACACACAGCGAGGCTGCCGCAATGGTTGTTTGCTTGAACTCGGCGCACGGCAAGAACTGGACGGCGCTCAACGGCGATAGCTGCGACGTGCTGCCGCAGTTGCCGACCGCCAGTGTCGGCTTCAGCGTCTATTCGCCGCCGTTCGGGGATCTGTTTGTCTACTCCGAGAGCGCCAACGACATGGGCAACAGCGCGAGTGATGCCGAGTTTTTCGAGCATTACTGTTTCCTGATCCGCGAGAAGTTGCGCGTCACCAAGCCGGGCCGTCTGACGGCGGTGCACTGTTCCGATTTGCCCGCGCGCAAGTGGAAAGATGGATACATCGGCACCAAGCCGTTTAGTGACGACATAGCATCGGCGCACATTGAAGCCGGATGGCAGTTTGTGCGGCGCGTGACCATTTGGCGCGATCCTGTGGTGGAGATGACGCGGACGAAGGCGCTGCACCTTCTCTACAAGCAAATCCAGAAGGACAGCACATGCTCATGGCCGGGCACGCCTGACTATCTCTTGCTGTTCCGCGCGCCGGGCGACAACGCCGAGCCGGTTGGCCACAAGCCCGCCGATTTTCCGGTTGATCTCTGGCAAAAGTGGGCAAGTCCGGTCTGGTTTGACATCAATCAGACCGCCGTCTTGAACAATAAGGCCGAGGCGAACAAGTGGATCGGCGATCCGCTGTTCCTTGATGACGCGCGAGAAGATGCCGATGAGCGCCACCTTTGCCCGCTGCAACTGCCGTTGATTGAGCGCGCGCTCACAATGTGGAGCAACCCCGGCGACGTGGTGCTGAGCCCGTTTCTCGGCATCGGCAGCGAAGGCGTGGTTTCCGTCAAGCGCGGGCGGAAATTCATCGGCTGCGAGTTGAAGCCCAGCTATTGGTCGCAGGCTGTCCGCGCACTCAAAGCCGCCGAGCGGGATAGCGTTGACCTGTTCACGTTGGCCGCCGACTGAACGCGCCCGGATGAACTCATTAAGTAATACAGGATGCTACATGCCCAAAGAGTTGAGAATTGCCGTCACGCTGGAAATCCCCGACGACATCTGGGAGCAGGCTGACGCGCTCTCGGCAGTAAAGCCGATTGTGGAGGCATTCACAGAGGCGGTTAACAAACTCGGCGGCAAGGTCGAGGCCGAGCTGGTGACGCCGAAGCTGCGCCCGGAGAAGGGCGATTCGGCGGCGCAGTATTTGGCGGCCGGCGGGAAAATGCCATGAGCGCACAGATGGGCGACAATAGCGGCGACGGGCTCGCCGCTGATCGGCTGCGCAGTTTGATCGAGCGCATTGAGCGGCTGGAGGAAGAGCGGAAGGGGCTGGGCTCTGACGTCAAGGACATTTACACCGAGGCCAAATCCGCCGGGTTCGACGCGCCAGTGATGCGCCAACTCATCCGGCTGCGGAAGCAGGAGCCCGCGAAGGTCAAGGAGCATGAGCAGCTTTTGGCCGTCTACCGCAAGGCGCTGGAGTAGGCATGGGCGCGCGCTACACCATCACCATCCCCGGCGTGGCGCGCGGCAAGGGCAGGGCGCGGGCAACCTTGCGTGGGCGCCTCTACACGCCCGCCCAGACCGTCAACGCCGAGGCGTGGGTGAAGTCCTGCGCATTCGACCAGATCGGCCAGCCGCTGCTTACAACGCCCGTGGCGGTGGTGGTGACGATTGACGCCGAGGTGCCGGCGAGCTGGTCGAAGAAGCGCCAATCGGCGGCATTGAGCGGCGCTGTTCGCCCGACCGGGAAACCTGACCTGGATAATTGTATTAAATTGTTAATGGACGGTTTGAATAAGCTGGCGTGGGTAGATGATTCCCAGGTGGTGAGGCTGGTGGCCAGCAAACGCTACGGGCCGGCGCCGCAGACGGTGATTGAAATTGCCGAGGTGCTCTCATGAAGCCGTTCCGCATTCGCACTGGCAAGGCCAAGCCCGTGCCGTTCAGCAAGACGCCGAAGCCGGTCAAGCCCAAACCCACGCGGCGCCAGATCGAGGGCGGCAACCGGCTGGCGCTGGTGGGGGTGCGCGGCACATGACCTTTTCCCCAACCTCCACCGCATGGAAACCCGCCACGCTCGCCCTCACGCTCGGCGCCGATGGCCACCACGGGACGATGACCTTGGATGGTGTCGTGGTGCATGTGCGCGGGTGGCGGAAGGGTGCGGATGGGGTGGTTACGTTCGACGCGCAACACGAATCCGATGGGTTCGTGGAGCGGTGGGCGGAGGGGAAGAGGTGAAAATCCGCTGCGCCCACCATGCCCTACTTTGCTACGCCGAATGGTGCTGCGACAACCGGCGGCCGTGGCCGAAATTTGGCACCGTGGCGGCTGACTTGGCGCGCGATAAGCGCGATCTAGGCTCGGCTTTCTCCGATCTTGTGCAGTGGGGTTTGGTGTCCGAACGGTATTGCGGGTGCGGCCATCATCGCATTCTTCGCCTTGGTGACGGGCGTGAAACTGTCCCACATATCCACGTAATACACAGGCGCACGGTACGGCCTGGACTAGTAGAATCAGCCCATGACGACGCGAGGATTGCAGCATGACTGAGCACCGCTGGTCTAAGTTCTGGTGGGCCGACTGGATGCGCGATCCGTCTTTGCGCTCTTGCTCAGTGGCGGCCCGAGGCTTGTGGATGGATATGCTTGCGATTGCCTTTGACGGCGCGCCGCGCGGACACGTCACCATTGGCCGCAACCCCGCCAGCCCCAAGCAACTCGCCATTATCGCCGGTATCACGGAAAAGCAGTGCGTCGCGCTCCTGGCTGAGTTGGATCAGGCCGAAGTGTTTAGCCGCACCGAAGCAGGCGGAATCTTTAGCCGCCGCATGGTTCGTGACACCGGCGCATCGGAAGCAGGGCGCGAGGCTATTACTAAACGGTGGGCAAAACCGACGAAAGAAGCGCCGGACCCTAATAGCCCTCCTAATAGCCCCACTAATAGGGAAGGCCATAGCCCCCCCCATAGTCTAGAAGCAGAAGCAGATACAGAAGCAGAAGCAGAGAAGAAAGACCCCCCCTCACTTCGTTCGGGCACCCCCCAGCCGAAGGGCTGCGGTTCGCGCTTGCCGGACGACTGGCAGCCAAGCGAGCCGGGCTACGACGGCGCCACGGCTGCCACGCTGGCCAAATTCCGCGACTATTGGCGGGCTCAACCCGGCGCCAAGGGACGCAAGGCCGACTGGGACGCCACATGGCGC